CCGAGCCGCCCAGATGCGGACGCGCCTGGGCCAGCAGCAGCGCATCGATCTTCTGCTTGGTCTCGGTCAGCGCCGTGTCGATGCGCGCGACTTTCTCTTCGCTCAGCACGTCGGCGCTGCGCCGCTCGATGCCGGCCAGGCGTTCGTCGTTCGCCTGCTTGAAGGCTTCGAAGCCGCCGAGGAATTCCTCGAAAGCCTGCTTGATCTCGCGGTCGGGGGTGACCGCCTTGGTTTCCAGTTCCATGCACTTCTCCTTATTGCGCGGCAATCGCGCTTGCTGCCTGTCGAAACACCTGCGCCAGGTTCGGCTGACGCGCGCCGATGGCCGTGACCGTGGATCCCGCGAGCAGGGGGAAGGTCACGACCGAAATTTCCCACAACTCGATTTCCAGAAGGGTGCGCGTGCCCGCCGCGCCGCGCTTGGCGCGCACGGTGCGAAAGCCGATCGACAACCCGTTCAGCGCGCCTTCCGCCAGCAGCGCGCGCACATCGCGCGCCTGTTCCACATCCGGCACCAGGCGACCTCGCACATACAGGCCACGGCTGTCTTCGGCGATTTCCTCCCACACCCCGATCGGGCTGTGCGAAGAGTGCTGGTACAGCAGGCGCACCTGCGAGGCCCCGCGCCGCCGCAAGCTGGCGGCAAAGGCGCCCGGCGCCACAATGTCGCCCGCGCCATCCGCCACGTTGAACAGCGAGGCATAGCCTTCGAACTGATCGGGCCCCAATGGCGTCAGGCCCGCGCGCGAAGGCTTGCGCGCCAAGGGGCGGCGCGCATAGACAATCTGTACCAATGTCGTGATCTCTATTTGTGGTCGAGCTTGTTTTCGATCCGGTCGAGCGTCTCGCGGATGGTGCGCACCTGCTCTTCCAGCACCGCGACCTTTTCGATCGCCGTCTGGTCCGACGCCACGATGCGCTCCAGCCCGGCAATGCGTTCGGCGGCACTGCCGGCCCAGAACAGCGCACCCGCCGTCTGCAACAAAAAAGCCGCCACAAGGGCGGCCGGTATGCGCTTCTCTGCGGGCATGCGTTCACTCAGACTGAGGGACACCGACATCGTTTCCTGTATGTGTGATGATGGCGGGCTTGAAATCCCAGCCGCGCAGGATCTTCAGCGCCGCTTCCAGCGCATCCTTCACCTGGCCGCGGTTGATCGCGTCCACCATCTGGCTTGTGTTCAGCGACACCGTCGCCGCCTGATGTCCCACCGGCCCCGGCAGCGACAGAAACAGCGGGATGGAGTTCATCACGCCCGTCACCACGAAATCCTGGAACCACTTCTGCCGCACGATCTTGCCGGCATGGCCCACCAGCATCAGGCCGATGCCGGTGCCCAGATCGAAATTCTCCGCAATGCCCTCGGTCTCGACATAAGGAAGAACACCCGACTTATCGGGCCGCCAATCCTCGTCAAAGATATCGACCGTGCGCCAGGCACAGTAATAACCGCGGCACACCGGATAGCGCGTCTCATAGATGGCGCAACCGCCACCGACGCAATTCTTGCAGGCCAGACCGGATTTCTTCTGGATTTCCGGCTTGTCGATGGTGGGAAAAGTGCAGCAGACCGTGCAATCGCCACAGTCGCGCCCCGCGACCAGTTCCATTCCCTCCCACATCAGTGAATCGCCCGCAGTGCCGTGCGAATATCGGCCAGCGCATCAGGCACCGGCTGCATTCTGTCCCCGCTGCACATCTGCAGCAGCCCGCTTGCGATCCGCCCCAGGCGGGCGGGATTGCTGGTCGGCGGTGTGTCCAAGACCCAGCCCATCGCCAATCCGGAAGGCCGCTGCGATCCAAAATGAAAGAAAGGAACATCGGCCCCGCCCACCGGCGGGCTTGTCGGGGCACGCGTCTGACGCAGCACCTTGTCCCAGGCAAGAATGATGTCTCGCGCCAGGCCCTGGCCGATGGGCGACTCGCAACGCTCCAGGCCATTGCCCCGCCTCTCGCCTATCATGAAAATGCGATAGCCCTCTTTCGCCGTCTTCAGGCCGACCACGAAATCCGGCACCAACCCGCCCTCGATGACGGCGAAGACGCGCACATCCTTGCCGACCTGCGGCTGCAGCGCGCGCCCATAGTCGCGACCGAATGCGCGCGGCGCACGGCCTGCTCTGATCGGAGCATCCTCGGGCACGAGATTTTCCTGCGCCGCGCACGGCCCGGCCAGGAAAATCAGCGCAAGACAAAGAAGCGTCGCCTTCATGCGCCCAACATATCCCCGCCCTCCACCGGCGAATAGCCCGCTGCGGCGCGCTTTTCGTTGACGGTCAGGAAGTCGGCGCTCGCCAGCCTGGTCCACAGGCCTTCGCGCACTTGCGCCAGCGCATCCACCGCGTCGGCGTCGTAACCGATGCGCAGGCCCTCGCCGAAGCGGGGCGCCAGCCAGCGCGTCAGCGCGCCCGCCGTGCGCGCGACCTGCGGCAGCACCGTCTGGCGCCAGAAACTCAGATTCGCTTCGGCATAGTTGGCATAGGTGTTGTCGCCGGGAATGCCCAGCAGCATCGGCGGCACGCCGAACGCCAGCGCGATCTCGCGCGCCGCCACCTGCCGCGTCTCGGCGAAATCCAGGTCGGCGGGCGAATGGCTCATCGCCTTCCAGTCCAGCCCGCCTTCCAGCACCATGGGCCGCCCGGCATTGACTGCGCCCTGATAGGCGTCTTCCAGTTCGCGCTTCAGCCGGGTGAACTGCTCTTCGCTCAGCCCCGCACCATCGGGCCCCTTATATATAAGTGCGCCCGAGGGGCGGGCGGCATTGTCCAGCAGCGCCTTGGTCCATTGGGCGCCCGCATTGTGAACCTCGACTGCGGCTTGGGCGACTTCCAGCGGCGACAGGCCGTAATAATCATCCAGCGGATGAAACAGCGTTGTGTGCAGCACCGGCAGAAAACCCGCTGCGTCGCGGGTGATGCGAGTCACCTGGCCGTCGACGTTATAGTCGTATGCGGCAGGCCATCCCCGAGCGCCCGCCACCACCGTCATGCGGTCGGGCCGCAGCACATGCAGCTCGCGCGGCCGCGCCTCCAGGCTCACCGCTTCGAGATAGGCGTTGCCCGATGTCTGCAGGAAGGCATACCAGCGCTCGAACAGCGCGGTGCCGTCGTCCTGCCCATTGGGCCGCTGCAACAGCGTCAGCAACGGATGGCTTTCCAGCTCCTGCGCGCCGTCATACAGCAGCCAGGGCACACTGGCGGCCGCCGCGGCGATCTTGCGCACACAGGCATAGGCAATCGTGTTGTGCATCACGCCCTGGCGCGCCAGCGAAGCAGCATCGCGCGCGCCGTATCGGGCGCGACCCATGAGTTGCAACGCCACCAGCGGCGCCGTCTTCTTTTCCGGCGCGCGCTCTTTGCGGAAGAATTCAAACATCATATCTCTCACAGTTTGCGAATGCGCGGAGCGGGCCGTTTGCGGCCGAACAGATCAGCCAATGCCCAGACCAGGGCATCCATCCGGTCTGGGCTCTTGCCCGTGCCGTCGTAGTGGCACATCTGGTCTTCCAGTTCGGCGAAGAGGCCGGCGTGATGCACCCGGCCCGCCTCGTACAGCGCGGCGACAGGTGCCGCCCTGGTGATCTTGCCGCGTGCGGCATGGACCAAAGTCACCGGTGCATCGGCATCGGCCTGGGCCAGCACGCTGCGCACCATCTCGCCGCCCTGGTTGGATTCCGCGATCACCGCGTCTGCGCCGAAATCGGCATAGGCCTGCATCACCCGCGCCGCCCAGCCCGCCGGTGTCAGCCTGCCCAGCGAATAGTCGGCCAGCACGAAAGCCTCGTCGCCGCTGCGCCCCGCGACCACGATGCCGCAGTCATCGCCCTGCAGCCCGGCCGGCGGATCGACCGCCACCACCACCCGCGACAGATCGGGCACCGCTTTCACACGCGCCGCCTCGATCCAGCCGCGCTGCCACAAGGCGCCGGGCGCGTCATCGATCAATTCGCCATCCAGCTCCTGCCGGCCCAGGCTGCTGTTGCCGTATCGCGCCCGCATCGCCGCGCAAAACCCGTCCGGCAGCGCATCATTCTCATCCGTCCTGGCCCGCGTCACCGACACGTCGGGCGCGGCCAACAGCGCCTTCAGCGCCGGAATGTTGCGCGGCGTTGAGGTCAGCAGCATTCGCGCATCATTTCCCAGCCGCAACGTCATCAGCGCCATGTCCAGCGCGCCCTGCGGATCGCGCCACTTGCAGAATTCATCGCCCCACAATCCGTCGAACTGATGGCCGCGAAAACTGTCCGGCTCTTCCGCCGACAACAGCGTTGCGGTCGCGCCATCCGGCCAGGTCAGCAGGCCGCGCGAAGACTGGAAGTCCAGCCCCTCCACCACGTTCAGCAAACCCGACTCGCCTTCCACCATCACCGCGCGCACATCGCGCGCCGTCGCCCCGATCAGCCCGGCGCGCTTCATGCGGCCTGCGGCGACTTCGGCGGCAATCCATTCCGCCCCGGCGCGGGTCTTGCCAGCACCGCGCCCGCCCAGGAACAGCCAGATGCGCCAATCCCCGTCCGGCGGAAGCTGGGCGCCGCGCGCCCACACATCCCAGCCCGCCAGCAACGCGGCGGCGTCAGCCTCGCTCAGGCTTGCCAGCAGCGCGTCCCGATCCGGCAAGGCGTTGATCCAGTCGGCGCTCCAGCGCCGCATGCACGTCACCGGCCTTCACTTTCTTTTCGCGCGCCATCGTCCGCCCGGCTTCCAGCTTCGCCAGTTTTTCCAGCGTCCGCTCCAGCGACGCCAAGGTACGGGCATCGGCGGCGCGTTCCGCCGGCGTCTGGGGCGCGGCCCCGCTCATGGCATTCAGTTGCCGCTCCAGTTCCTGTTTCAGTCTGTCGACCATTTCGTCCAGCCATTGGGGTTCGGACACCGCTTCGTCGCGTGCCGCCATCGGGTTTCCATGTGTGAAAATCCTGCAACAGGGGCCGGCGGTGAAAGCCACCTGCGTCAGAGCCAATTGCGGGGAATGGTCGTGATGTAGGGGCCAGGTGCGCGGAAGGTCAAGCGTTTGGCGGGAAATCCATCACAAGTCCCCGCCCCACACCTTGAAACTGCCGCAAATATCGTTCAGCTATCCGCCCCATGTCCGCACCCTCAAACCGGCCGGAAGACTGGTGGAACAGCGAGGAAGTCGCCCGCGTCCGCCGGATCACCGATCCTTACGCGCCGGCCTTCGCCATCGCCATGGCGGTCATCGCGGTCCCGCTGGCCGCGCTCTACCTGATGCCGATGGTGCTGGGCCTGTTCGCCCCCGCGCTGGACCCCAAGGTGGACCTGTATGCGGTCAACCGTCCGCTGGCCTTCACCTTCCTGGACATCGACGGCAACGAAGTCGGCCATCGCGGCGCCATCGTGGGCGAGCGGCTGAAGCTGGACGAGATGCCCAAATATCTGCCGGCCGCCTTCATCGCCATGGAAGACCGCCGCTTCTATTCCCACAACGGCATCGACCCGCTGGGCCTGGCGCGTGCGCTGCTGCTGGATTTGCGCGCGCGGCACTTCGTGGCGGGCGGCAGCACGATCAGCCAGCAGACCGCCAAGATCGTCTATACCAACCAGCAGCGCACCATGGGCCGCAAGCTGACCGAGCTGGTCGACGCGGCAGGCCTTGAGAAGTCACTCAGCAAGCCGCAGATCCTGCAGCTCTATCTCAACCGCATCTATCTGGGTTCGGGCGCTTACGGCGTCGACGGCGCGGCGCGGGTCTATTTCGGCACCAGCGCGCGCAACCTGACCCTGGCCCAGGCCGCGATGCTGGCCACGCTGACCCGCGCGCCGTCCGTCTTCTCGCCGCGCCGCGACCTGTTGCGCGCCCAGCAGCGCGCCAGCCTGGTGCTGGATTCCATGGTCGACAACGGCGCGATTACCGAAGCGGCGGCGGCCTATGCGCGCGCGCACCCCGCCATCATCACCGATCGCGCCGCGGTGGAATCGCGCAACTACTACCTGGACACCGCCGCCGACGAGGCGATGAAGCTCGCCACCGTCAACGGCCAGGCGCCCTCGGCCGACATGGTGGTGCACACCACGCTGGAACCCAAGGTGCAGGAAGGCGCGCGCCTGGC